TAATAGCAGCATGTGCCGTAGTTCCAGATGGAACGACCATTTTCAAACACGAAGACCCTTTGATTTTTTGTGTGGTGTCTTCAGTCAAGGTCGGGGGTCCGATACTTCCCGTTCCCCAACTAGTGGCGGTCCAGAAGGTTTCATCGTCCTCATAGATCACGATTGCGCTGGTTTCATCAAGGTCAAGGCTAACCGTCATGGCTCAAACTCCACTCCTATGTACTTCTCCCAAGCGAAGGATTCGCCGAGGGGTGTCGAGGAGGCTTCTTGCTCCGCAATCAACTTGGCTATGATCTGCTTCACATCGGCAAAACTGATCTGCCTCAGAAACAATTTCCTGAACTCCACTACCCGCTCCTCAATGAGCCGAGCGTTCAAGGTCGTGTTTAAGACGGCTTCCCCTTTTTGATACTCGAAGGTGACTAGGACATTGCCCCCAACCCGTTCAACTTTAACAATCTTCATCTGCTCACCTTAGGTCAACAGAAATTACTGAAATGCATCCACTATACCCACTGAGAACCAAAATCGGCTCGGCGACATCTACCGCCTCATAGGTGTAGCTCCAAGTGAGGATTCCTGTGCCTGAAACAGTGCTATAATAATTCGTTGAGTCGCCGAAGGATACCGCCCTCACCATCCCCAGCTTCGCGGTCTTAGTCCAGTTCCTCGCAAGAGGCTCCAGAATCAGATACGCCGTGCTTCCCTGCGGAAAGGCTAGGTCAATGGGCGCCTGAGAATCGGATGAGGCGAGAGTCCAAGGCGAGGCGTACACCGTTATCTTCTTCCCAGCAGTGCCACCAGACAAGGATATTGTGTGCGAGCCGACATTCAGCCAACCCGAATACCTTCCATAGGCAACCCCCTCTCCATATTCATTGTTGTACTGTTCAGTCCAGCCGACGCCAGCACCATCAATGGTTAGGCTTACCCCGCCAACCGTGTCAGCACTCCTTACATGAATCATGAACCTCTTCAGGTCACCGAGAGGCGTCTTTCGGGTGTTAATGGTGACTGTGACAGTGCTACTGTAGGTTGCTAGGGCGTATCCCTGCTCATCTGAGAACATTGCCTTGCCAAGCCTGAAACCAGAAATGCGGGTTAATCCGCCCCACGAATCCCAGCACTCAACGAGGGCTTGATAGGTTCCCGCACTGAGCCAGATATAGAATATCTCATTTCGCACTCCATCTGTCTCCATCCTCCTGCCCCAGACGAGCGTTCCACCGAGTTTCAGGCGTGCGGCTTGGGCGTAATAATACTCGTTGGCTCCCCAGACATCGAAGGAAATCACTACAAGGCTCGCCTCTGACAGGGTTATGTTGCCGTAGTCATGGAGAGTCCCCCATGAGTTGTAATAGTGTCCTTCATACTGCGTGTCATCCGCAATCAATGGCGCGTCCTTGCTGACCTTCCTGACCATTTCGCTTAGAAGCATCTAGATAACCGTCCCCAACCTTATCCTCTTGTGGGTCCCCGGCGCCGAGGATGATGATGCCTCAACAAGGACATTCCTCAGTTGGCTGCCAACTATCCGTGCCGCCGCTTCGGCGGTAGCCCTGTCCGCCGAGCCCTCAATGTTCACGAGAGGAGCCGTTATGCTCAGGGAGATCCTCGCTCCTTCCCTCGGGGTGGCCGGGGGCGCCGCGACATTCATGATCGAGGTGGAGAGGTCTGGCGCTAGGCCTTGAAAGAGACTTGATATCTCGCCGAGGCTTTTCTCTGTCTGTGAAGTCATTCCCTCTAGCATGTCCGTCCAAACGGATCGCCCCACCAACTCCTCCTTCAGGTTCTGATAGATTCTGAGGGACTCTTCAGCGAAAGCCCTCTCTTGTTCAATCAGCCCCGTGTAAAAGGCTGTGTAGGAGGTCTTCTCTTGTTCCCTCATAGTCTCCAGGATGTTGTGCTTCTCAATCTCCGCCGCAAGCAGGGCTGCCTTCCTCTCCTCGGCGTAGCCCGCCTCAATGGCGGAGATCTCGCTCTCAAACTGCTGTTTTAATGCGGCTTGGTCCGCCCTAATCTTCTCCAAGGTCGCATACTTGTCAGCCTCGATTTTCTCGGTCCTCTTGGCTGCTTCTAACCGCAGTTCTTCTTCCTTCGCGTTCTGTTCCTTCTGCAACGCTTCTAGGCGGGCGTTCTCCTCTATCCTCAATTGCTCAATCTTCGCCCTCTTATCTATCTCCAGTCTTGCAAGTTCTTCGCCATGGAGACGCTCATACTCTAGTTCTTGGAGTCGATAAGCCTCTGAGATTCTGGTTCGCTCTGCATTGTAGAGTTCTTCTATCTTCCTGAGGGTGGATTCATATTCTTCTTTGCTGATTTCTCCCCTCTGATATTGGATATCCAAAATCCGTTTCTGCCGGAGGAAGGTCTCCTCTAGATTCGCTAATTCCTTCGTTCGTGTTCCACGAATCTTGGCTAACCCTTCATTTATCTTTTCGACGAGGGCGTCATAGTATTTTCCTGTGGCATCTACCTGGCTGGCGTACGCAGCTCTGATTATCTCGGTCGTCTCGTTATAGCCCGCTTGAACTTCCTTGAGTCTCTCATCAAGCCACGATGAGACGCTTCCGAGTTCCTTCGCATAAAACTCTTCACATGACTCGTAGACGGCGTCCCAACCTTTCTTCGTGCTGCGGAAGACATCCAGCCAATGATCCTGAATCTTTTTCTCGATCTCCTTCTGCCTAGAGTCAACGGTCTTCCTGACATCCCTATATTTTGCGTCGATAGTTTGGAGCTGTTTCTGTAGGTTCTCCTCAACGATCTTCACCTGGTTCTCTGCTTCCGTCTTAAGGGTGCCCGTGATCGCCCGCCAACCGATCAAGATGGTCTGCCCTATTTTGCCTAGGGCTTCTCCCACGGCGTTCACGGCGTTGCGGAAAGGCTCGAACAGGTAATACGCAGCCGTCAGAGCTGCGACAAGGGCGCCGATGGCGACAACAACGAGCATGATGGGGTTCGCTGCCATAACGGCGTTCAAAGCAGCCTGAGCAGCTGCCCAAGCCTGCTTAGCCCTGATGATGCTGTCAATCATGGTGATGGCTGAGGGGATGATGGCGACAGCGAAGTGAACCATACTCTGATTGAGGTTTCCCTGCATCATCTCAGCACGGTCAACTGCGACGCTGTAACGCTCCTGAGCCAGATTAAGTTCCTTAGCCGCGTCTGAGGCTGCCTCGCTCTCAAGACCATACTTCTCCACGGTAGCATTATACCTCTTCTGAGCGTCTTCCACACTCTTGAGGGTTGTCTGCACCTGCAAGTTCGCTCGGGAAACTGAGACCTGTGTATCTAGCATCCTGTCAAATGCACCGTAAAGAGCGAAGGCGCCTGTCGCTACGCCTGAGAAACCTACTACAACATCTCTCAGTCCCCTGTTCATTTCATCGCTGGTTCTCTGCATCTCCTGTTGGCTCTTGGCGGCTTCGTCGGTGCTCCGTTTCACAGTATCCATGCTCTCCGAGATATTGCTGGCTACCCTTTTCATTACCTCGCTTGCCTGATCTACGGCGGTTATGGTGATGCCTATCTTGCTCACTTGTTTCGCCACCTAATCCAACCTAACAAGAACGAGATTTGGAAGGGAGTCAGTTGACCGATCTCGTGAAGCCTGTAGCCGTACTCGTGGGCTATGAAGCCGATGTTCTGGGCGACGGTGCTGACTCTGACCCAGTCTTCGAGGGTTGAGACAAAAAACCCTGAGACGGCAGAATCTGGAAGAGGCGTGTCGAGACATCGATCGGAAGCGCCTTGACATCCTCGATGGCGAGGTCTGGATGCGCCTTCTTCAGCATCATCCACAACATTACAACGCTCTTCTCCTGCTCGTCAACCTTGTTGAGCTCCAAGAGCTCCCCGAGGGTCAAGACTCCGAACTTTACTTCGCCTAGAACCTCGTCGATGATGCTTCTTGGCTCCTTCGCTGACCTCAGTATCTCCTTCGGGTCGAAGACCTTCGCCTTCTCGGTCTGCTCAGCCTCGTATTGCTCTAGCTTTCGCTTGTACTCCTCTATCTTACTCAATTCTTCATTACTCATCGTTGGAGCGCTCCTAGGTCTGTGTGCCGATGGTGGCGCCCGCGCCTTCTCCCTCGATGGTTTCGCCGATTATGCCGTCTTGCACTGCCGTCATCGTCCACCGGCTGAAAACCACGTTGCTGAAGGTGTACTCTTCTTTGCCTGTTCCTGTTCCAGCGGGCTGAACAACAACCGTAACCTTCGTCCCTGCAAGGATTTGCGTGGCATGCGTCTTGTCGATGTACATCTTGTCGATGGTGACTCGGAAAGACCTGTTGCCGAAGTCGTGGACAGCTGGTTTGTCGCTTCCGAACTTATACTCATCTATGGTTGCCATTTCAGGCGTTATTGTGTAGCCTTTAGCATATCCTACTGCTGTTCCAGCAATTTTGATCACGGCATCCCTACCCTTCAAAGGTGTACTCAATTTTCATTCACCTCACGTCGGTAGAGTTATGTCGTCGCCTCGTCCCTCAAGCGTCTGCATTATTATCCCGTCCTGCGTGAAGGTCATCGGACAGCGGTTTAGGATCACGTTCTTGACAGTGTAAGTGCTGCCCGTTCCCGAAGGCAGGAGAACCAAGTCAAACTTCGCTGGCGTCGTGATCAAAAGCGCCGAATAAGTCTTGTCGACGTACATTATGTCGATTGTTACGGGAAAGCCCTTGTTTCCGCTTTCAAGTACAACGGGATCTTGACTGCCAAAAGCATAGTCTTTGATCAAAGCTGCTTCGATGCCGATTGTGACGCCCTTAGCATAGCCAATTACATCAGTACCCTTCTTCACAACGGCGTTTCGCCCTACCAGTGGTGTACTCATTTCTTTTTTTTTCTCCTCTTTTCTAGACTTTCACACC